AGGTAGATGCTCGTAAAGACTCCCTCTGGTTCCGCCTGCACAGTGAAGCTCTCCGTGTAACTCCCGATCTCTCCTGGGTAGTATACCGTAATGGTCGTGCCAGGAGTAGCACGCACCACCAGCCACGGCTTGGTGTGCACAAAGGCGGTGGGCTCAGAGGCGCTCATCGAGACCTCCGGCCAGAGCGCGTTTGCCCCGCCAGCGTTCAGATTGTTCAGCCCTGCCGAGATCGCGTTTAGGCGGTCGTGAGTCACGTAGTCACCCTCCGCCCATTCAGTCAGCGTCGGCCAGCCTGCCTCCGGCGCTACCTGCGCTACCCTGTGCGCAATCGGCCTCCGTACGTTGATCGACGTTCCCACCGTCGTGAACCTCACCCAGTAGGTCAGCGTGTAATAGGTGCCAGTCGTCATCGCTGGGAACTTTGTATAGTCCAGCGTCACCTCGTACCGCTGGTACTGGCTCTGGTCACCCATCATCGCCGCCGTTATGTCTACTGTGTACAGGTTCACTGAGGTCCAGTACTCCCCCGAGCGCTCCGGCAGGTTCAGCTCGACGCCCCAGGTGAACTGCGATCCCAAGGGCACGTACCCTTTGGCCTCCATCGAGCAGTAGACCCCCATGTGAGGCTTCCACCGGAAGCTCCCACGCCAGAAGGTGTGCCACAGGTTCACGTCCCCGTATCCTGCTCCTGCCGTCCCCGTGACACCAGAGGAGTAACCAGGAAGCCAGTTGTTCAGCGCCACCAAATCGCCTCTCAGCGTGTTCAGCGCATTGGCGCTGGAGGTTACTCCGCTGGCAAAGGTAGGCGGCGTGACCCAGCCGTTCAGCGCAGGGCGCACGCGCAAGGCCCACACCGCTCCGTTTCCGCTTCCGCTTGCTCGGACTCGGAAGGCGTACACCACTCCCAGCGTGAGATAGGCCGACAGGCCGCTCAGCGATACCGTGCCCTCTGGGTGACCATCCCCCGATCCCGAGCCGCTGGTCACGTCGTGCCAGGCCAGGTCGTTCCCGTAGACCTGAATCTTCCAGCTCCACGATCCCTTGAACCACAGGTTATAGTAGAGCGTCCACCCGACCAGCGGCCCGTAGGCGTCGCCCCAGATCGTGCCCTCTGTGGAACCAAGACTCCGCCAGTTCGTGGTAGCCGTTTGTAGCGATTCCGATCCCTTGGAGAATCCCAGCAGGTATCTCAGACCCTCATGGTAACTGTTCAGCGTGGCAGCAGAAAGCACCTGCCCCGCTACCACGCTGGGAACCGCTGGGAAGGTCGGAAGCATCTGCATCAGTAGCCAGCCCTCCCGTAGCTGCCGTAGGCCGTCGTGCCAATCAGGAAGTAGTCCGTCCGCCTAAACACGTCTGTCACCGGCAGGAGGATCAAGCTCTGCATCCACATGGCACCCACCGCATAGCTTTCCTCTATCCCCACCACATAGCAGTCGGTGTTCGTCCCTGGGTTAGGGCTCATCGTCTGGTGGGAGAGCGTCACTCTGTCCAGCAGTTCGAGCCAAGGGCAGGCAGGACCGCGCCACTCGAATATCCGCCTCGGCCTCTGCAGCCTATCCCGCATATACGGTCCCATACGGATGACCTGCAGCTTCTGCTGTACGTAGGGGTTCCCCTCTACCGTGTACACCTTGTCCCCGAGAATCTGCCCCTCGGTCTGCTCAAAATGCGCTTCCTGCGCCTCATCTCCCAGCAGTGGGTACCCTCTCACCTGCAGGTTGCACAGATAGAGCATGTCGTACTGCAGACCATTGCTGATCTCTAGCTCTACTCTCTGCCCGTACTTGGTCACACCAATCTGCACCCCCCCCGCGCCGTAGGGCACCTGCACAAAGGCAGAGGAGATCGCCGTATAGTCCACCCCATACACTGGCGATACCGTATCCAGTGCAGGATGCCTCAGTCTGCACTCCTCGGTGATCGTTTGCCCTGGTGGTACGATCACGGCGCTGGGAGCTTCGTAAAGTACGTCCAGCGGTGCCAGATACCGGCCTGCCCACTTGACAATAATCTCGCTGTAGCAATCTCTCCACGCGATGGCGTCTCGGTATGTGGTGGTGTTGCCCTGGTTCAGGATGGCTACGGGCACTCTGCTGTCGGTTCTCTCGATGGGCGCAGTCATGCGTCGGAAGGTCGCGCCGCCTTCCTTCCCAAAGTAGAACATCCCTCCGTCTGACTGCGCCAGCAATCGGCACTCGTCCCAGTCGTTCTCGTCGTCCATCCACGAGTACGGAATGATGCTCATCGCCTGGTCAAGGGAAGCTCCTCCCGTGGCCCCGGCAGCCGAGAGGATCGACAGGATCACCTCGTCCGCCCTCTTGTTCTCCTGCACCAGCGTGGAGCTCTTGTACTGCAGGAGCCCAATAGACCGGTCAGTGCAGGTGAAGGTCACCCTGGCCTCTCCATAGCTCTCCTGCTCGTCTGCTCCCTCGATCTCGCCTACGAACTGAGTCAGGTATTCAGGAGCGCCGCTCACCTCATACCCCAGTTCGATGATCACTGGGAACCGATATATACCCAGAGCAATCTGTGAATACGTCCCCCGCAGCCCGTTCATATTGCAGGGCGAGAACCACCGGTCGCTGTTGTCCACTACTACCGTTGCCTGCGATGGCGCTGCCATTCCCAGCACCGGCAACCCCGCCAGAGGATCGTAGATGGCATGGCGCAGTGTGACTGAGACCACCCTTCCCGATATGTCCTCGTATAGGTCAGTGTAGGTGCCGTCTCTGTCCCAGTCGACTCTGACACGTGCGGCGACTTTGGCGCTCTTGCTCGCCCACGCGCTCTGCAGCCCCGCACTCCGCGACTGTGCCATTACGCCTGCTCCAGCACGGCGATTATCGAGTAACTGAAGCCGTCCGAGGCCGTCTCCACGTTGCCAGTACGTAGCACCTGGTAGGTGGTCGTCGTGTCAGGAGGCTTGAAGGTCATTAGCACCGTTCTCTCTACCTCGGCGAGCAGCGTCGCGTACTCTGCGCTCGAGAGGCCCGACCACTTGAGCGACCAGATGTACTTGGCCGAGAGGTAGTGCTGCCTCAGCGTGCCATCGAGCGCCCGCACGCTCGACCCCAGCGATACCACCGATCGCTGGAAGCCATCTGCGTCGGGCTCTCGCACGATGACCTCCGCCTTTCCGGATGCATATAGCTTGGTCGTCATGGCCTAACGCCTCCCGCTAGTGCCTCTTGGAGGCGAGGAGCAAGCAGGCTAATCAGCAGGCCGGTTACCTCTGGCGTGACTCCCTTCTCAATGCCGGTCGCCATCCACTGCACTGCCTTCTCTCCCATGCCTACCCACCGCTCCTCTTGCAGCAGGAACTCCTCTTCCCATTCTATCGTGAACTCCTCCGCTTGGCCGGTGGGCTCTAGGCCGCTAGCCAGTGCAGCCGTTTCTTGCTTGAACTCGATGCCCAGCGTCGCCGCAACCTGTTCTCTGCTGACGCCGCCCAGCCGCTCCGAGACCTCCTGCATGGCAGTCTCGATCAGGCGCTGGCGGCCCTTCTCCTCGTCGATGCGCTTCTGCACCTCGGCGGCCAGTGCGTCCCAGTTCTCCTCGCCGATCAAGTCCATTCGCTGACCAGAGTAGAACAACCTCTCCTGCTCCGCCATTACGTCGGCAGGGAGGCCCTGCGAGCGCATCCTACGCATCGCCTCATCCCACTTGTCTACGTAGGTGCCCGCTGCAGTCGCTGCTAGATCGGCTGCCGTCACCTGCGTGGGCTGCAGGGCGCTCTCCACAAGGCTCCGGAAGTCTCGCATGTAGTCTTCCGTCAGGTCGAGCGACCTCTTCGCGTAGCTCTTCTGGTCATTCAGCAGGGAGGAGTAGACTTCGAGGCTCTCCTCTCTGGCTTGCTGCATCTCCTTTACGCGGCGCTGGACAGCTGCATAGCCGCCGCCATAGCCGCCATAGACGGTCTCCTCATCTGCACGCGCAGAACTCACTGCATAGGCGCTGGAGGGATCAGTGGGGCTGTAGTAGGGATTCTGCCTGCTGGCCAGATACCGGAATGTCCCCCATGCAGATGCTGCGTCATGCAGCCCCTGCTCGAAGAGCGAGAGCTTCTCATAGGCCCTGCCGATGATCTCGGTGGTTTGGGCTACCTCTCTACCGACCATCTGTTGCGATAGCCCGAGGTCCTCGCCCTTTGCGGCCGCCTCAGCCTGTCGGTCGGCCAGTCGGCCCATGGCCAGCGCCTCTTCGTCAGTGGCGAGCTTGGCGATTCTCTGCTGGTTGGCGTAGACCTCCGCTGCACGCACCAGTTCGCTGTACGGCTTGCCAGCGAGCTGCGTCAGCATGTCGCTTTGCCGCTGAATCTCCTGGTTCAGATCGTAGAATGTGATCTCTTGGTCGGCATACTGGTCAGCAGCGCGACGCACGGCATTCTCTGCGCTCGCCCACGCAGTCGCGTTGACCATCGCTCCATCAGCGACAGCAGCCAGCACATCCCGAAACTGCTTGGAGGCCTCAGCGGCCTGCTGTTCTCGCTCTCGCCTCGTCTGAATCTTCTCAGTTTGGTTCTGGATGGCTTGAGTGAGCGTCTCAACGACTCCGGTCTCTTCCACAAAGTCGCTGATCAGCAGGCCGATCTCCGCTCTCAGGTCGGCCTTGGCCGCCTTCAGCGCCTCTGTGTGGTCCGCAGCGGTTGCCTCCACATCCCTCGCCCCGCTGATGACCTTATTGACCAGCGCCTGCTTCTGCTCCACCTCGGTCAGCGAGTCCACCGTTTTGCCGATGCTCTCCGCATAGGCCTTGTAGGTGTTCTCCGCGTCGATCACAATGCCGAGGTTGTCCAGAATCTGCGGGCTCACCCTGCCGATACCGGTGACCAGATCAGAGAAGGCCTGCGCAGTTGTCAGGCCCATGGCCTGCCCGCGCTCTCTGGCGACCTGCATCAGCTTGACTATGGTGTCTACGTCCTGCGTGACGCCCAGCATCGCGGCCCTGTTCGCAGCAAGCGTCAGGTCCATGGAGCTAATGGCCCCCGCTGATGCCTCCTTCATCCGACGCATCGCCTCTGGCGCTTCCGATCCCCACTGCTCCACAAAGGCGTTATTCAGGCGCTCAGATTGCTGCCCTAGCACCATCAACTCGTTGCCGACGCTGGCAATGCCCTTGGTCAGCGCAGTGATTCCGACCGCTATCGACCCACCCATCAGCAGCCCGCCAAGGCTGCCCATGGCAGGAGCGAGGTCCTTCGTCAACTTCGCCCCAAGCGAGGCAGAAGAGGCGGCGCGGTCCATCTGGGCCACGCCGCTCTTCACCATCGTCTCAGCCTGCGCCATGCCCTTCTGTAGGCCTGTCAGGTCGGCTCGTACCCTGGCAACTACCGAAGCGCCCTCTATCGTCATCTGGCCACCTTCGCCATGGCTTGCTCCATCAGCGCGGCCTTATACCGCCAGTAGGCTATCCAGTGCACCACTTCGTCCAAGTCCATTCGCTCTCGCAGCTCCTTCACCGTCATACCGCCCAGCATCTCTGCCAGCCGATACTCGACAAAGAGCAAACTGTCATTGGCGAAAGGACTCCTCCGTGCTCTGGACCGCCTTCTCTGAGATCGTGCCGTTCGCTGTGATGTGCGAGAGCTGCATGATCGCGTCGATCAGTCCGTTCACGATCCCAAAGTGTTTCTCGCACAGCTGCGCAGCCTCGTCGTAGGTCATCTCCGGATCGGCGATCCCGTTCTGCAGCAGGAGGGCGTGCCAGCGGGGCCAGTCAAAGTCGTCTCCCTGCGAGCACTCTTTGAGCATGGCCCTGTGCTGGTTCAGGCTGAAGCCACGGATGACCACCGATCCCAACTCTGGGATGAAGACTTCTCGCCGTGTCTCGCTGGCATTCGGCAGGTCTAGCAAGTCCTTGACTGTCAGTCGCTTCATCTCAGGAACTCGTGACGGTGGCTGTGCCGCTAAACTCAACCGACCACGTTGACTTGTCAGCACTAGAGGCTACCGTTCCCAGCCGAGCGATGTAGCCGGTCGTGCTATAAGTCGTCGTGCCGTTCGGCTTGAAGGTCAGCGTCACTGGCGTAGTCGACTTGTATGCTGTGAATAGCGCAGTGTATGCCGTCTGGTCATATGCTCCGTTGGCCGTGAAGGTCAGGTCCTCAAGCCCTGGCACTCTCTTCACAGTCCCACCCGAAAATACCCTGATCTCGGCCAGCTCTCTGGCGAGGTTCATCGTGGCGCTCTCGCAGTATCCCTCAAGCGCCGTCGATCCGATAGTCAGGGTCGCTGATATTCCATGTGCAAAAGCCATCTCTACCTCCTGCTAAACGCTGCAAACCATGTCCCCGATCCCGTCCACGACACCCGCAGGTACCGCCGGATCGTGACTCCCGTTGCTACCTCTACGGCCTGACTCCCTGGAACCGTCACCCCAGTGAAAGTGACCAGTGGGTCCCATGCAGTCGTTCCGTCCGCTGAGTGCTGGATCACTACCGCCAGCGTCCCAGTCACGGCGGTGACAATCAACTGCCCTACTCCTCCCGTTGTGGAGGGGGCCAAGTCGTCTACGTTTGCGCCAGGAGAGGTGCCTCCTGGCGCAAGCGCACGAAGCACTTTGCCAGTGTCGACTCCCGCCATGCTCAGGAAGGCGATGGGCAACCGAACTACGTCGTCTCCCACTACCCTCTGCTGGTTGTCGTGCGTCGCCTGCCCCATATACACCGGCCTGCCCAGCGCATCCCCAGTCGGCAGGAAGGCCCAGCACGCTGTCGGTGCAGTCGTCAGCAGCGACCACGCCTCATCGTCGTTGGCATCGTCCATCGCGCCACCCGTCAGGGTGATCTGTGCGTCAGACGCCCCTGGGACTCTGAGCACGGCAGTCGCATTCAGCGGCCTATATTCAGCCAGCGCACGAGTGAGGCTCAGCTCTACTTGCTCCGCGTAGCCGCTAAAGTCCAGCTTGTCATAATAAAACCTCGCCTGCGTCCCATGGTAAAAGGTCATAACCCCTCCGATCAGGCAGTCTATGGCTTGACCAGTTCAATCCGATAGACTGCCCCTGCTCCCTGATACACTTCTCCGCTATCGTATTCTAGCATGTATGGGATCAGGCTCTGCCTGCGACAGTAGATGTTCCCAGCAGTGAGGGAAGTGTCCATCAGCAACTGGTCCACTCTTTGCAGTGCGTGGCCAATCGCTGCGTTGCTGTATCCCTTGTCCACTACCCTGATCTGGAAGCTGTAACTGGTCCGGATGCGCTGTGACAGGGCGTACTCGTCTTCTCCATAGACTTGCTGGAAGACCAGATAGGGATACTCTGCTCCATCTTCCGCTGCTGTGTTGTGCACGCCCTTCACGATACTCCCCAGCTCAGCATCGCTGTTCAGGATCGCATACAGGGCCGCTGCTAGCTCGTTCATCTGCTCATCGCCCTGCTAATGTCCTCTTGTAGCCTGCTGGCGACTTTCATCACCGCTGGCATCAGAAAGGGCCTTGCTGCCATGTTGTGCGTCCCGAACTCTAGCGCTGCCGCGTAGGGTGTCGAGAAGCTCACCGCATAGTCCGCAAATCCCAGCCTCGTCGTCTGCCCGCTGTTCACCAGATTGCCCGTGTCGGTCGCTGGCGCTTCACCAGGAGCCGATGCTTGATGCATCCGGCCACCAGCACGGCGATACAGGCGGCCCGTCTTCGGTGGGTTCTGGATGGCGAGCTTGGCGTTCGCCTCGATCTGCAAGGCAGCCCTGGCGATAGCCTCGTTCACACGCAT